CTCTGGAATCTCGCAGAAGTCAAGCCACGCATTGGTCGTCATCACCAACGTCGGCTTTCCATACTTGCGCAGCGACTTCGCCTTCTGCTGGAGAATCTTGACGACGTGGTGATTGGCAAGCTCCGTCGCGCCGCTCTTGCGGGCAGCGGTGAAGACCTTGGTAAACGCCTCGTCTTCGACTTTGTTCCACGCGAGACGCTGAGCGAGCTCGGCGCCGGCCTGATCCGCAGCCTCTGCGGACGCATACGCCGCGCCGTCGTCCTCGTACAACTTGCCGCGACCCTCGAAACGAACGGCAGCCCATTCAACATCGACCATGCTGATAGCCGTGCCGCTGAGCGCCGTGCCGTTCGCGCGGGCCTTGGTTCCCTTCGACGCCGTAAGACCGGCAGGAGCGACCGTCATTGTGCCGCTCTTTTCCGTGACCGGCATCAGCGGAAAGATTTTCGGGAACGCATACCCCTTGACGTCCAACTGCGAAATGGAGCCAATCGCCGCCAGGTCGGGACGGTCAGCCTTTTCAACTCTGAAAAAACGCTTTGCCATTTTTCGATTTCCTTTTTTTGACTGTGAATGAACCCTCTTCGACGTCGGCTTACTTCTTGCGCCGGTACGCCGCCTTGAGCTCGGGATACTTTTGACACGCGGCCACGTAGCCGAGTGCATCGACCGCCTCTGCAAACGTCGAGTATTTCGCCGACGCATTGCCAGTCGAGAGAACGGAGCCGGTCAGGAGGTCCCGCGTAGACTTGAAGTGTTCAAGCTGCTCACGTGTTGACGCGAGTTCTCGACCCTTCGATTCAAGTTCGGTTTTGAGTCCGCTCACCGCGCCGACAAGAGCGGCGAGATTCTCAAAACCCGATGCCTTGACCTGATCCTCAAAATCCTTGAGCGACTTGACCGCTTTCGCGGCCGTCTCTTCAAGCGTCGCGTTCTGCGTCTTGAGCCCGTCGCGCTCGGCGACGACCGCCGCGAGCTCTTGAGCGGCGCCGGCGTTCTTGTCGAGCTCTGCGATTCGCGCCTGGAGCTCGTTTATCTTCTTGGACGCGCCCTTGTAACGCGCCTCCCAATCGCCGCCCTCGGACGGTTCCGCACCGGACGCCGCGGCATTGGCCGCCGCCGCATTTTCAGCCGCCGAATTGTTCCCCGTGGAACTTTCGGACGGCTTGTCTTCGCCCTGCGCTTCGGCCTTGGCCTTGGCTTTCGCCGCCTCGATCTCTGCCTTGCCCTCGTCCGTCAGTTCCTTCGACGTCAGGAACTTCGCCGCACCCTTGGGCATCTTCGCGAACTTGTGTCCGACAATCGACGCAGCCGCCCGGACGTCAGACGCAATGACGGTGCATTCGAGCCCGTTTTCCTTGCACTCGGCGCCGGTGTACCACGTCTCGTCGGACATGAGCGCCGATATCTGATCTTCGGTCAATCCCTTGAACTTGCCGCGATAGAAGGACATGATAACGGCCTTCATCTGATCGAGTACCGACGCCTGTTTGCGCATTTCCTCGGCGTTGCCCTCTACGTAGCTCCACGGATCATGAATCATCATGAACGACGCCTCTTCCATTTCGATCCTGTCGCAAGCGCAGGCGATAACAGAAGCCATCGACGCCGCGATTCCCGTAACGTGTGCGACGATCTTTGCCTTGCTGTTCTTGATCGCGTTCGCCATTTCGATACCCTGCACGACGGAACCGCCGGGCGAATTGATCTCGATTTCGGCCTCTTCGTCTGGCGCGAGCGTGTCGAGCCACGCCTTGAGCGACTTCGGCGAGCAATAATCGCCCCAAAAACCGTGATAGTCAAAATCGGTGATTTCACCAATAAGACAATATTTCTTGCGACCCATTTTTATTTACCTTCCTCTCCGTCGTCGGAGTTGTGTTTACCGTTGTCTGTGTCGATGACATTGCCGCTTGTCGTCTGCAACGCCAAATGCGGAATGCCGTTCGCCTTGAAAAACTCGATTTCCTCGCCAAACGCGAGCGCCTTTCTTTTCCAGTCCGGCCCCCACTTTTCGCGATAGAGAATCGTTCCGTTCTTCAATCCCGAATTGATTGCGCTCTGTTCCTTGACCGGATCAAGAGAACGATGCGGCGGCCTCTGCCACTTCACGCAGGTACGCCGCCAATCCGTCGGAAGTTCCGAGTCTTTCGGAATGGTGCCGTACCGCTGAGCCCAGCGCGACCAATTTGCAAGCACCCAGTCGAGGACATATTTCTCGAGCTTGTGAAACTCGTCGTCGAACTCGACTTGTGCAAGCACCATTTCGGCCTGACTCGCCGAGTATGAACTTGCGGCCGTTCCCGTCGCGTGTATCGAGCCGAGCCCGATTGCGAAACCGACGCCCTTGTGCAGCCACGTCGAAAACTCGACAAGCTTGTCGTTCGGATGCGACGTGCTGAGTAGTTCCATCTTGAGTCCGGGCGGCATTATGTCGTACAAAATTCCGGCAGAATCGAGCTCTTCCGTCTCGAGCGGCATCTGATCCGCTTCGTCTGCCGCTTCCCTTGCGGCTTCGACCGCGGCCTGATAGTCTTCGGTGTCGGGATCCTTTTCGACGTCCGGATCAAGATCGGCGTCGATATCGGCCTCGTTCTTCTCTTCCGTCTGCAAAATCTGGCCGATCTTCTGCGCACCGTGCTTTGACGCCTGTACCTCGAATCCCTGCAAATCGGTCAGGTCCGCGACCGTGCCGAGCCCCGGCCACAAGCGCGACGAACCGCGCATCTGATTGAATCGGCCGACGCCGCGGAAAATCGTAAACGGCGAATCCTTCCAACGCAAACCCTCCGGCTTTATGAGAGTCCATGCGGCCCGTTTGCCGTCGCTGTCGAACTCGTCGTATGCCGAGATTCCGCGCTGACTCCAGGAAACCGTAACGCCGACCGTCTTGCCGTTCGCATTCTTGACGATGCCCTGATACTGTTTGTATCCAGGGAACTTCTCGGCGAAATTTATCAAGTCGCCGACGCAATCGGGCTCAAACGCTATGATCTGACCGGTCGACGCAGCGGTAACGTCGTCGTCGAATACGAGCACGACGTCGCCGCCGAGCATTTGAGTGCGCAACGCGAGCTTTAAGACGTCCTGCAAATCAAGGTCCTCGAAATACTCGGCTTCTTGCGCCCAATTCGCGAACGCGACTTCGATCTTCTTTTGCGCGGCCTCATATTGTTTCGGGAACTCGAAAACCGCCTTGCCGCCATCTACGCCGACGCAGTTGACCTCGACCTGATGCAAGATACCTTCGAGACGTTCGCTGTTCCTCGCCGCATTGCGAGCAAGCGCGACGAGCTTGTTGCGCTCCCATATTGTGAGCTGTCCGACTTCGCCGGTCGTCTCTGGCGAGATTCGCGGACGGTTGAACTGATCCGGTCCGTGTACGGTCCTGTACCCGCCTCTCGCAAAGTAACCCATCTTGCGCATCCCGCCAATGATCGTCGCCGCGACGCGCTTCTGCACCGCGAACGGCAGATCGGCGAACTTTGCGCGAACCGATCCCGTGACGACGCGGCCGGCCTTGGCGCGAGTTTCCTTTCTCGCGTTGACCTTCCGACGCCCGGACGCTTTAGAAGTTTTCTTCGCCATTGTCAGCACCTCGTCACCAAAACGCGACGAACGCCAGTCGACAGACCGCCGGCGAGACGCCGCTTGATCTGCGTCACGCGCTCGGCGTAATCTTTCCTGAGCTCGGCCAGCTTTCCAAGATCAAGGCGCGTGTACGTCTTCGTGCCGCCAGCCGCCGAGATCGACGCCGACGACGTACCCTTGACTGCGATCTCTTGCACGACCCGGTCGATCTGACTGATCCATGCAATGTATCTCGCCTTGTTTTTTATCAGGTTGTCGGTATGTGCGCTCATCACGCGAATTATCATATCACATGAAAAGCGAGAAAAACGCGCCTGTCGCGTTTTTGTGCCCCGTTCGGGCGCTAAGTGGGCGAAATTGTGCCCCGTTCGGGTGCCGTCGGCTCTTGCGGCCTGTATTCAATCGTTTCCTTCCGTCCGCACTTGACGCATTTTGCATAGATGCGCCGACGCCCCTTGACGAGCTTCGACGAAACCTTGCGCCAAGGGTCCCAACGTCCGCATTGCGGACAGAC